AGATCGCGCCCCGCCAGAAGCGATAATTTCTAGTATTAATCGCTGTGCGTCGACTGCGCCGGTCGGCGCAGTGATCGCCGGGTTTTGGGTCGTCGTCAGCCGATATATGGTAAGGCCACCGCTAGTCGCTGTGCCCATTGACACAATGGCACCATCTGTCAACGGAACAATGTTTGCGAAACCCTCCGGCGGTATATTCACCACCCACCACTCGCTGGTCCCGCTGTTATAGACCAGGAACAGGAACATCCCGGCCTGGATGCTGCCCACGGCAAGGGCCGACCCGTCGGCGCGCTTGATCGGCGCCGCGGTGAGTCCGTCCGGCGCGAACGTGACCGTCGTCGAGGTGTTCGCCGACGCGGCCTTGAGCATCAGCGCGGCGCCGCCGGTGAGCTGCCCCGCGATCAGCACCTGGTTCGTCGTCGCGGTAAGCGCGTTGGCCGTGCCGCCCGCCGTCAGGGCTCCGCCGAAAATGTCGAGTCGCGCCTTGGCGAGCGCCGTCATGATCGAGCGGATGTTGGTGGCGACCGTGTTCGGCGCCTGCGTGTCGCTCGACGAGATCGCCGGATCGCTATTGGCGTTGCCGGCGTTGGTCGTTGCCCAGTACTGGATTGATTCAGACATCAGCGCTGGCCGTCCTTCGTCACGTCGTCCTGATCGAAATCGATGCCGCCGAGACTGGTCCAGGTCGCCCCGGCAGGCACGTCCACCTCGAACTGCGCGATGCGCGCGCTCAGCCGCGCCGGGAAGCGGCCCTGCGCGTTGAGGGGCTGCGCCGCTCCCCACATGATCGCCGTCTGGGGGCTCGCGGCGCCGCCCGCCTTGCCGGTCGCCGCCGCAGCGTCGCCGAGGAGGCGAAAGCCGCGCACGAATGCCCGCGAGCCCGGCACTGGTTCGAAGGGCGACGTCTGCACGCTCGCCGCCATCGGCGTCCCCGTGAAGAAGCAGAGCCGGTTGCTCGCGTCGAAGGCGGCAAGCCCGGGCGCCCCGCCCTTCCAGACGTCCGACCCGAGCGGGTAGGGTACGCCGATCAGCGTGCTGTACAGCGTCGTCAGGTTGAGGAGGGTCACTCCGGCGGTCGCCGCGGTGAAGAGATAGGTGAGCGCGCAGGTCGCGTGGGTCCAGCGGTCGCGCTCGATGTCGTAGATGATCAGCCCGTCGAGCGTCGTCGAGGAGGCATTGCCGGCGCGCGGATAGAGCCAAAAGATCCGCCGCACCAGCGGATCGAGGGCGCCGATGATCGCCTTGAAGCGCGTCTTGTTGGCGTCGGCCGCGAACCAGTCGTTGACCCGATTGATGCCGATGTTCTCGATGCCGCCATAAAGGCCGCCGGTCGCCGAGCCGAAGCCGGTGATCCGCATGAAGCCGGTATTGGCGTAGTAGTAGACGTCGCCGCCGTCCTTGACGATCGAATAGGGCGAGGGCGTGCCGCGTGCCGCGTCGATCCTATGGAACTCGAAGATCGCGGCGTCGGTGCGCGCCGTCTGCCGGCGCACCGTCTCGGTCTGGAAGACGAGGCCGCCGAGTTCGTATCCCGCCTGCCCCATCACGTCGCCGCCGTCGGGGAAGACCTGGGCGTCGCTGTCCTTGGTGTAGGCCGTCCAGGTCGAGGCGTCGTTCCGTCCCGACCATTTGACCGACCGCCGGCTCGTCGCCGTCGCGCCAAGCTGGACGAAATCGCCGACGATCTCGACGTAGCGCGAATTGGGCGGGCTGCCGGGCAGCGCGGCGAGATTGACGCCGGCGTCGACGTCGATCGACTGGACGGTGTCGTTGCCGTTCGCCGCGATCAGGGTCGAGCCATACTGCTTGATCGACCAGTACTCGTCCGCGGCGAGGCTATAGGCGCCGCCGCTCGTCCGCGTGATGTCGGTCCATGGCGAGGCGACGCCGGCGAACTTGTAGCCGTTGGTCGCCGACATCGCATAGACGGCGATGCCGTTGCCGCTCGTCCGCGCCGCAAAGGCTCCGCGGACCACGGTCGGCGCGGCCAGCGACGAGGTCGCCGGCTGCGGCAGCGGTGCGTAGGCATTGGCCCGGCAAAGCACACCCGACGCTTCCCCGGCCGCGTTGGCGTTGAGAAGATAGACGTCGGGCTGCCAGGCGGCGAAATCGGGCATGAGTGCGGTACCTGCGCGAAGGTGTGTGGTTGCGTCGCGCTCATGCGCAACAAACGATGGGTCGCGAGGGAGCGGGACAATCCATTGATGAAGACAGCCAAACGCGCCGGCCGACTTGCCCGTCAAGGGCGCGAAGCACCGCCTGAGGCCACGCGGCCCGAAGGTCCGCGTCCTTGAGGGAATTATGTAACTGGAAAACCTAACAGCAGGTGGTAGGCTGACTCTATTCAACTCAGCGGAGGCGACATTTTGCCTGCACGGTCAAAAGCGAAATCAGAACCGATCATGGCTCTGCCCGAGATGGTAGCCTCTCCGCCACCAGCGCCAGCAGTGCGCCGGACTTACGTAATTTTTCAGGCGCCAGTGAATACGATGACGAGCCAGAATCTAATCGCGACCTGCTCGCAGCTAGTGGCCAGCGGCACGACGGAATTGTATCTGGCACTGTCGACACCGGGCGGCCAAGTTATGGCTGGCCTTACAGCCTTCAATGTCTTGAAGGCTCTGCCGGCCAAGATCATCACCCATAACGTGGGCAATATCGACTCGATCGGCAACGCGATCTTTCTTGCTGGCGCCGAACGATTCGCCTGCCGACATTCGACATTCATGTTCCACGGCGTCGGGATTGACATTCCCGGCGGTGCACGATTGGAAGAAAAGAATCTGCAAGAATCGCTAGATAGCATCCTCGCTGATCAACGACGCATCGGCAGCATTATCCAATCCAACTCGACGCTCTCGGCGGACGAGACGGGGAAGCTCTTCCGAGAAGCCAGGACCAAAGACGCGAACGCTGCCCTGCAGATTGGGCTGGTTCACCGCATCGAGGAGTTCGCGATCCCATCCGGAGCCCCCGTAGTATCGCTTGTACTCGGCGGGTAAGGCGTTCATCATCAAGTAGTTCACCATGTGTTCCTCTCCCGGTTACAGTGATTCAAGAGGGCCAGTCATCGCAAAAGTCAAGTCTTGTTCTGATAGCTTGTTCCAGGCTTCTCTTAGCGTTTCTCCCGCATCGTCGTTTTATCTATATGAGAATTTGACTTGTCGCCTGACGCCTAGGGCCGTTGGCCCGTGTCGGCGTTGCGACATCGTGAAGCGCGCGGTCGAACTCCTCGTCGGATTCGGTCGCGTCAAGTTTATGCACCGCCGCTCTCAAAACGCCGTCGGCGTCACCCGACCTGTCGCCCGCTTCCGCGACGTTTCCCGCTCGAGCTTGGCGCGCGCCATCCCGGCGAGACCGCCCTCCCCGTCCTCGCCCAGCATCAGCGCCGCCGATGCCGGGTCGCGGATGACGTGGGCGTAGAGGAGCCCCTTGGCGTAGCAGCGGATCAGCTCGAAGGCTTCCGTTATCCAGGGGTTGGTCGAATCGGCCGGGTCGGTCGGCGCCGCGATCTTGATCGCGCCGGTCAGGCTCACGGGGTAGACGCCATTCGGGATGGGATAGAGAAGTATCCCCTGCCCCATCCACGCCCAGGAGAACGGATAGCCCTGCGTGACGACCGTCGAGATCAGCTCGAGGAGCAGGTCGGCGTCGTCCCGGCGCAGCGGAATGGCGCGCGACTGGTTGATGGTAACGAAGAGATCGTCGAACTCGAAGAAGGTCGGAATCGTGGCGAGGTCGGCGCCGGTATAGAGGTACTGGCCGGCATTGGTCATGATCACTTGCGTGCTGACGCCGTTGACCGGCGAGTTCGCCTGGAGGGGCGCCACCTCGTTGAAGTAGAAGCGCGTCGCCGCGAAATGCGTGATCGCATCGCCGATCGCCGCGGCGATCTGGTTGGTGAGGTCCGGGCGCGCAAGGTCGTCGGCGATGCGCGACTGCAGGTCGGCGAGCGTGGTCACGGTATCTTCATTCCCGCTTTGACGGGCGCCGCCTTGGCGCGAGCGGAACGCTTCGCGGCCCGCCGCAGCGGTCCGATCTTCGTTCCCTGGCGCGGGGGTTCGCCCGAGTTGCCGCGGTCGCCATCGGGAGGATCCGATTTCGACCGGCCAGGCGGCGCGAGGGGCGTGCCGGGCTGAAGCGCCGAGGCCTCCCCAATGGTGAGCGCGGGCCGGTCGGGGAGGAGCACGACCGGCCCGCGCGTCCCGCCATCGTCCGGCAACGCCGGGGGCGGGACTTGGGGCGGCGTCGCTGCGCTCCGGCCATCGCCGGCACGCGCGGAAACCGCCGCCCGAGATTGGTTGATCTGACGTCGGCGCATCGCCGCGATCCTTTGGGAGGGTCGGCGGCTCGCCGACCGATTGGAGCATCGACGCCGGCCGGTCGCCCTCTCCCGCAGGGAGAGAGGGGGAGCGAGCCGACCGGCGCCGCGGCTGGGCGCTGGCGCCGCTTCAATAATCCGCCGACGCCTGGATGTTGCCGGCGCCGCCATTCCCTTGCAGCAGCGACGCCTGGCCGGCGGTGAGCGTCGAGCCGGAGCCGTTGATGGTCAGGTAGTTCGGCGTGTGCGTCGAGCCCGCCGAGATCGTCGTCGCCGTTGCCGTTCCGGCGATGTTTGCCCGCCACGATCCGGTGGCGACCGTCACTGTCGGTGCCGCCCGCATCTGCACCGGCAGGTTCAGCTCGAAGACGATCGTCGAGGCGCCGGTGATCATGCCCGCCGCCACGACGACGCCGGCGGCCGGCTCGTTCGCCTGGTAGAAGTAGCGCTGGCAGATCTCGAGCTCCATCTGGATGTCGCGGTGCTCGAAAACGGTCGGCGCCGGGCCGGCTTCGAGCTGGATGCCCATGAGCTGCACCCACTCGTTCGCCCCGGCGGTCCCCGTCGGGGCATAGGAGATGAGGAGGCCGAGTTGCGTGGCGTTGGCCGGGACCGCGCCGGTAAATGAGTACCGATGGTGGTCGTGGTCGGCGCGAAGGACGAGCTGATGACGTTGTTCTGGCCGGTCCACGAGCCGGCGACCATGTTCGCCGCCGACTGGTCCGCGCCGGTCCCGGCGATCAGCTGGACGTTCACCGCGGCCGGCGCGTTGGCGCCGCCCTTGGCATAGAAGGACAGGGTGACGGGTTGTGCCTGCATGCGGATCGAGTCCGCCGTCTCCAGCACCTGGCCGAGATTGAGGACCGCCGTGTTCGCGTTGCCGTTGGCGCGGCCCCACTGCAGCGCCTGGCTGAAGCCGGCGACGTCGGTATTCGCCTGCTTCGACATCGAGATCGAGCTCGATGCGCCGCCGACCGCAAAGAAGCGGTCGGCGCCGTAGGCGAGCGTGTTGGCAATGCCGGTGAACGACGTGCCGCGCTGCCACGGGTTCACCGTGAAGTCGCCCCCGTCGATCAGGTTGCGGAAATTCGCCAGCGCGCTCGCCGAGGAGACGTAGCCGTCGATTGCAAGATTGGTCATGGCCTCATCGCCTCATTTGTCGTTGTTGGGCACATATTCGATGATGACGATCGCCTGGCCCTGCGTCGCCGCCGTCCCCGACTGGGCGTAGGTGGCGTAGACGGTCTGCAGCGCCGCGCTGGTGAGGCCGCGCCCGTAGCTCCGGGTGACCTGCGTCATCCCCGCCGCGCCGGCGGCGACGTCGCCCGAGGCGACGATGTTGTTGTCGCTGCCGCTGTTCGAGCCGACGGTGACGACGTTCGCGGTGCCGGCGTTGAACGGGGTGACGATCTCGACCCAGACGCCGACGATCGAGGCGAGCTGCGGCAGGACGCCGACCTTGTTCGACGCCTGATCGGGCGTGCCGATGCCGGCGTCGTTCCAGTTGATCGTCTTGCGCAGATAGTGCGTCGATTGCCAGTCGAACTGGCGGGCCTGCGACCCGGGAGTTCCGGTGGTCATTGGATCAGCCCTCCTCAGCTCAGCGAGGTGTGCGGGGCGGCATAGGACGAGATCGTCACGACGCCGAAATCGACGCCGTTGAACTGCGTCTTCTTCATGCCGAACATGGTTTGCGCCGAGACGCCGAGCTCGCGCTCGTAATCGAAGAGCTCTTCGACCCAGTCGAAGGTCGCCTCGTCGGCGTCCATGGCGAAGCCGCACATGAGCGCCTGCGCGCCGAGAAGCACCGCCCGGCGGGTATTGGCGACCGACGCGGTCGGCGTGCCCGAGTTGCAGCCCTGCGGCACGTCGAATGCCGACCGCAGGACGACGCCATTGTACTCTCCGAGGCTCCCGACATAGATCGGGTTGTCCTTGATGCGGCCGCCCTGCAATTGCTTCGAGGTGATGTCGAACCAGTTGCCCGCCGTAGCCGCATCTGTGCGCAGGTCGGTCACCTGGTAGGGATGCAGGTAGAGGACGTACTTCTCTTCGCCGTCGATCATCACCGGCCGGATGGGGCCGCTCGTCGCGCTCGACGTCTTGGCGAGTTCCACCGCGTAGTCGATGTATTTGAGCTTGAACACGTCGGTCGTGGCGAGCGACTGGTCGTTGGTCGCCGTCGCCGAGGTCCACAGCTGGCGGCTCGGCGCGAGCGTCGCCTGCAGGCCCGAATACTTGACGCGGGTCTCGGCGGTGTTGCCGGCAAGCTGGTTGAAGGCCGACACCGACATGCGCTTGGCGTACCAGTCGCGGAGGCCCGACTTTGCCTCGTCGCGGAGGTCGAAGGGCACGCGCTTCTGGTCGATGCGGTTCTTGTTCCTGACCTTGACCGCATGCGCCAGCTCGTTGATGACGACGGCGTCGGAATAGGTGGTCAGCGACTCTTCGTTGCCTTCGAGCACCTCGCCTTCCGACACGCCGTCGCCCTGGAGCTGCGTGCGGAGGCCGTAGGTGACCTTGTCGCCGGGCCCTTTCGAGAGCTCGTCCTTGCGCTGGATGATGCTGTCGGCCGAAGTCCCGATGAGCGGTCCGATCGCGGTGTATTTCAGCGCCTCGACCGCCAGCTTCTTCGACCACAGCTTCACCGCCATGGCGTCGTTGACGCCATAGGTCGTAGTAGCCATGAGTTGATCCTCGGATCTTTCTGGGTTTGCTGGATGGGGTTGGAGGCTCGCGTCACGCCGCGAGCTTGTCCGCCGAGGCTCGCAGAGCGAAGGCGGGACGGCGAAGCCGGCATGACGCCGCCGGCCGGCGAAGCGTTTAACGGCCGCCGCCGTGAATCGTCGACTTTAGCCTGGTCCGGGTGGACGCCCCTTCATCGCGGCCAGTCGGCCGGCGGCCCGCCGGTCAGGCGGGCAGAGCCCGTCCTGATCGGCGCGGCAGCGCTGATGCGCGATCGGCGGGCGTCGTCACCCGAAGGGCCGAAGCGAAGCGGAGGAGCCGGCGTGAGCCGGCTTGACGACGATCGGCGATCGCGCCACCGCAAAGAAGTCCCGCGCCGCTCGGAACGTCATCCTCCCATCAGCCGCCGCGCCTTGGCCGGGTTGCGGCTGGTCCAGGCGTCGAACTCCTCGTTCGACATCCTGAGGAGGCGCTCCGCCGTCATGTCCGGGCCGGCGGCGCCGCCGCCGGTGCCGGAGAGCGTCCTGCCGCGCTCCTGCCCGGCCGCGATTCGCTCGATCTTCTCCCCGGCGCCGCCGCCCCCGGTCGGCCGGTAGCCGCGGTGGCGGGCGACGTCGTAGAGCACCTGCGCCGGGCTGATGCCGCGCTGGAAGGCGCCGGCGGCGATCTGCAGCTGCTCGCTGTCGATGATCTGGGCGCGCTCCGCCGGCGGCACGCCGTAGAAGGCGAGCTCGGCGTCGCGATTGCTGAGAAAGAAGTTGTAGGCCTGATCGTAGTCGGGCGTCTTCGTCCGGAACTCGCGGGCGTCGGCGCTCGCCGCCGCGGTGAGCTGGTTCATGCGCGCCTGGTCGCGCGCCTGGGCGCTGAGCTGGGCGCCGCCCGCCTCGATCGCCGCGAGCCGCCGGCGGAGATGCCCGATGGTGGCGATCGGATCGCTGTTCTCGTCCGGCTCCGGCGGACGCTGGGCGGCGGGCTGCATCCCGAGGATCGCCTGCAGGCGGCCCTCGAACAGAGCCCGCTCCTCGCTCAGCCGGCGGTTCTCCGCCTCGAGCCCCTGCCGTCGCGTCCGCTCTTCGTGCAAGGCGGCATGCGGCACCATTTTGGAGCCCGGCCGGCTCCGGCCGGCGGCCTCGCCGTCGGCATCGCTGTCGCCGCCTGCCGGCCGGTCGGCATCCACCGCGACCGCTTCCGCCTCGTCCTGGCTGGCCGTCATTTCGGCGGCCTGCATCGCCGCAAACGCCGCTTCCTCGTCCTTGCTCATTTCCGTGGCTGCCATCATCTCGTCCTGGCTGAGAAGCGCCCGTCCGCCGGGCGCGTGCGATGCTTGATCCCTGTCAAGGAAGGTGTCAGCGCCTCGGCGGCATGCTATCGACTTGTCTGATCCGGAAACCTCGGCATGAAAACATCGACGTTACCGGCGGCCATTCTTGCCCTCGTGCTTGCGGCCCTTCCGCTCGCTGCGCTGGCGGGACCGCACGGCCCGCCGCTTGCGATGCGCGGCCCCTCGCTCGGGCCGTCGATGGAAGCCTGTCCCGGTTTCCGCTGTCTGTCTCCGGGGCCGCCCCATATCGCGACCTTTGCGCTGCATGGACCGGCCTATCCGGCGCCGCACCTTCCGGCGACCGCCCGCTGGCAACGTCCGCAGGCGCTGGCACGCTGGCAGCACTATCCGCCGATCGGCCGCCAGGCGCTGCGTCTCCCGCCCGGCAGCGCCGCGACCAACCTTCAGGCGGGGGCGCGCAAGCCGCTCTATGCGCCGCCGGGAAAGCGTGTCCTCCACGATCGCGCCCTTGCCGGCCTGTCGCCGCGCGACCCGGCGGCCGCCAAGCTTGCCACCGCGACCTTTCGCGGAAGGCTGGCGGAATGGCATGATCATGGCGACCACGATGGCGACCACCACGATGGTGACCACCACGATCACTGCGGATGGCGATGCGGCTATGTGATCGGCTGGTTCGGCTGGGTTTGGTGGCCCTACGCCTACTGGGACCTGTGGGACTACACCCTGTGGCGGTACTCCGACGATACGTTCTGGCCCTATGCCTATGACGATCTCTACTGGGGCATCTACGGGGGCTATGCCCCCTACCCCTACGGCTACGCGCCCGACGGATACGATGGCTACGCGTCGGCCGCGGCCGCGACGCGCCAGTACCCCGCCGGCCAGCGCGTCGCGCGAACGAGCCCCGGCGTCCCGCCGGCAACGCCCGGCGACATCTGCACCGGCCGCGAATCCGGCTTGACCGATTGGCCGATCGAGCGGATCGCGGCGCAAGTCCAGCCCAACGAGGTCGAGCGAGCCCTCCTCGACAAGCTGAAGGACGCCACCGCGCACGCCGTCACGCTTCTGCAATCCGCCTGCCCGACCGATCTCCTGAGCACGCCGACCGGGCGCCTCGCGGCCGTCCGCCAGCGCATCGACGCCATGCTGCAGGCGGTGCGGATCATCGAGCCGGCGCTCGGCGATTTCTACCATTCGCTGAGCGACGAGCAGAAGGAGCTCTTCAACGCGCTCGACAACCGCACCCCCGCCACCGCCGGCGCCGAGCGCAGCCAGCAGCAGCAGCCCGATCCGGCCCAGCTCTGCAGCAGCCCGACCGCGATGATCCCGACCGATCGGATCGATCAGGCCTTGCGCCTCGACCCGGCACAGCGGGATGCACTGGCCGGTCTCAACCGTGCCTCTGCCGAGGCCGCCGACCTCATCAGCCGGAGCTGCCCGCAGGATACTGCGCTGACGCCGCCCGGCCGCGTCGCCGCCATGGAGCAGCGCCTCAACGCCATGCTGCAGGCGATCGATATCGTGCAGCCGGCCCTCACCGGATTCTACAATTCACTGAGCGACGAGCAGAAGGCGCGGTTCAACCGCCTGCCGCGCGCCGCCTGAGTGTCCGATTCGCCTCAGGAAGACGAACCCGGAAACGGCCCCGGCGAAGCCCCTTTGGGAAATGAGCGATGTGGTCGAGAGCTAGAGGCTTGGGAAGCGGTTCAACCGCGAAACGAAGGATGACCGATGCAGTTACCTGAGACAGTCTTCGCCTCCTTTGCTGGCGTCATCGACGCTCAATCCATAGGAAGAATTTTCCAGAATTGCGCCGGAGCGACGCAGGGCGGCGCAAAGACTATTCATCTCCTATTCCAATCGACCGGCGGCATCATCAGTGACGGAATCAGTCTGTATAACTTCTTTCGCTCGCTCCCCTTGGAGGTCCATCTCTACAACACTGGCGGGGTCCACTCCATCGCGGTCCTCGCCTACCTTGGCGCTGCCCATCGCCATGTCAGCGAGCATGCCAACTTCATGATTCACAAGTCCCACTTTGGTGCCCAAGCTGGCGTAAATGCTGCCAAACTCGGATCGTTGGCTGAGTCCCTGCTTGCCGAGGACGCCAGAACGGAAGCCATCGTTAAGCAGCGCACCAATATCCCCGCCGATAAGTGGAGTCTGCATGCGCTCCAAGAGGTGACGTTTAATGCGCAGGAGGCGGTTCAATTCGGAATCGCAGACGATATTCGCGAGTTCCAGGTGCCCTCTGGACACCAGTTGTTCAACATTTAGCCCGTCAAGCGGACCCTGCATTTCGTTTGTCATCGTGGCCACCACAATCAAAAGAGCCCACTACCCCCGCTTAACGACGCTTGCCGATCGCGCCATTCCCGCCATTCTCTCCGTACCCTCAGAAAACGGGGCCGGAAGCCGCCGCCTCACCGCTCGCCACATCGGTCATGCGCCCGCCGATCAGGCGGGCAGCGGCCCGGCTGATCGGCGCGGCAGCGCACTTGCGCGATCGGCAAGCGTCGTCACCCGAAGGGCCGAAGCGAAGCGAAGGAGCCCGGCGAAGCCGGCTTGACGACGCTTGCCGATCGCGCCACCCCGCCAGCTCTCGGCACCTTCAGAAAACGGCGCTGCAAGCCGCCACCCTCCCCGCTCGCCGCGTCGGTCATGCGCCGGCAGCGACCTTGCGCCACCCCGAACCCCCCGGCGGCGGGTCCGCAGCCTGCCCCTACCCCCGCCTCCCCGAATGCGCCGCGGCGATCCCCGTCGTCACCATCTTCGCCGCCGCCGCAACCCGGTCCTTGTGCGCCTCGACCGCCTGGTCGCTCGCCATCCACTCGCGCTCGGTCTCCCGGTCGGCGGCCATCTTCTCCCGCTTGGCGGCAAGGTCGGCGGCGATCCTCAACCGCTCCGTATCGGTGTCGCGCAGCCCCTTCTCGTAGTCCGCCTGCGCCGCGGCCCCAGCCGCCCCGTCATCCGCCGACCCCACCTTCGCCGCGGTCGCGGCGGCGGTGGCCTGCGCCTGCTGCGCCTGCGCCTGGGTCAGCGCGATCTTCGCCTGCGCCAGCATCGACTGCAGCTCCTGCATCTGCGCCTGCATGGGCGCCTGCTGCGCCTGGCTTTGATTGATCTTCTGCTGCCACTTCTCGACGATCGACGCCGGTAGCGGCGAGTACTCGAACAGCACCGCCCAATCCGAGGCGTCGAGCGTCTTGCCGAGCATCGGCATCATCTGCATCAGCGTCGCCCAGACCTTTTCCTTCTGGTTGGGCGAGGTCGCCTCGTCGTCGACGATGACGTCATACTCGACCAGCCCCGGCTGATGGATTAGCGGCACATATTGCGCGCCGTCCTCGCCGACGATGCGGATCAGGCGGCCGTCGCTGAGATACGTCAGAATGAAATAGAGGAGGATCCGTCCCTGCCGCTTCCGATAGCGGCGGAGCGAATCGAAGAGCGACGCCAGGATCGCCATGCCCGACTGCTTGCGCGATTCTTCGAGCGTTGCCGGCTGGTCGGCGGCGCGCATGCCGAGGAGTTCGACATTGACGCCGGAGACGTCGCGGATCGACGAGACCGCATATTGCAGGAGGTCGCCGAGGTTCGACGGCACCGCCGGCGGCGATTTCGGCTGGATGCGGCCGGCGGCGAGCGCCCCCGATTTGAGTCAGGTGATGCGGTCGGAGCGCGCGTAGCTGTCCTCGGCGTCGCGGTCGTTCTCGAAGGCGCCGCGCTCGGCGAAGATGCCGCCCTTGGCGTTGGTGTTGAGAATGTGCAGCGACTGCGAGAGCCA